GCCCCGAAACGCAAAGCCCATAAAACTCCATGTCCTTCAGGGCAATCCGAACCGCCTGACCAAGGCGCAGATTGCGGCACGCGAGAAGTATGAAATTAAGATCGGCGACCAGAACATCACCGAACCGGCAAGCGTGCGCAGGAATAAAAGCGCACACCTGAAATGGATAGAGATAATTTCCATTTACAAAGAGACCGCAGCTGATTTTGTTTCCAGCGCGGACGTTTCTATTCTGGAAATGTACTGCATCACCTGGTCGGAATATCAGGAACTTTTAAAGGTGCGGAAGGAATTGAACCGGCAGATAAAAACGAAGGGGCTTGACAGCTTGAAGGGCACAGCCTTTGCGAACAAGCTGAATCTTGAAAACAACGTGAATAAAAAGCTGGATATGCTGATTAAAATGCAGGATAGAATTTATTTAAATCCGCTCTCCCGTGTAAAAAGTATTCCTAGGGAAGCGAAGGGAGAGCGGGAAGAAACACCTTTAGAGAAAGCGGGGTTCGGGAATGTCTAAAACAATAATTTTTCTTTTAGCTTTTCTTTTCTGCTTATGCTCAAATCCTGTCAGCGTTCCAAACGACGTAACGGTATACATCCGTTATAATATTACCCGTGGGGAGCAGGGCGATTTATTTGTTTATGATGATGGGGTTGTTGTATCAATAATTCCACATACTGAATATTTACGAGATTCTGTAAATAGCGATACGGTGCGCGTGCCTGATGGGTCGGAAATGACGGCAAAATATTATTTTCCTGGCCTCGGAATGGTTATTGAAAAAGAAACGGCGGCAGAAAACAAGCATTGGATAATTGGGCAACCATGACTATCCGCTCCGAACTCATTACTTATTCAAATGCTATTATATCCGGTGAAATTATAACGTGCCGGAAGCACCGCTGGGCGTGTGAACGATTCCTGCGCGATCTGCGCTTCGAGAATACCGAAGCCTTCCCATATGTTTTCATTGATGATAAGGCAGAACGGTTTTTCAATTGGATGCGACTATTCAAACACCGCAAGGGCGTTCTCAAGGGCAAGCAGATCGAGCCGCATATTATCCAGAAGTTCATCTTCGGGAATATTTACGGCTGGTATCATAAGGATACCGGATACCGGCGCTTCAAAAAATTCTACTGGCAAGTGGCCAGGAAGAATGCGAAGGCCCTTGCATTAAATACCCCAATCCCAACACCTGAAGGCTGGAAGATAATTGGCAATTTGAGTATAGGCGACAGGGTATTTGATGAGAATGGTATTCCTTGCCGCGTTACAGATATATCAGAAGTTTTTTATAATCACACTTGCTATAAAGTAAAATTTTCTGATGGTTCAGATATTATTGCCGACGCTGGACATTTATGGAAAACAGAAAGCCGAAGAACGGGACGCGCACAAGGTAAAAGATTTACCGAAAAAGATTATATTCACACCACGGAAGAAATAAAAAACTCTCTGACTGTTGATTCACCATTTAATATTAAGTTTGATCGAGTTGAATGGAATCACAGAATAGCCGTTGCTACAGGGCTATCATTGCCAGAAAAAGAATTAAAAATACACCCGTACGTTTTGGGCTGTTGGCTTGGTGATGGGCATTCATCGGATGGTGGATTCACTTGTAGTATGTTTGACCATGAAATTTTAAGCAAAATGGAATCTTTCGGGGTAAATGTTAGAACTCGAATGCAATCCAATAGTGATAAAAACTATTATTCATACATAAGCATTAAAACTGACCCATCAACTTGTACACGAGGACATTTAAAAAATATTTACTGGAATAACAAGGCCCAAAAATGTAACCAGTGCGCAAGTGATTCGGCTAAATCACGCAGAAAAAAACAACCTATATCATTAAGGAGTAATGTTTCTTTTTCCCCTCGTTTAAGAAATCTTGGACTTATAAATAATAAACATATCCCAACAGAATATTTGCGGTCATCATACAACCAGAGAATGGATTTGCTCCGTGGACTAATGGACACCGATGGAACAATCTCAAAATCCGGTCAATCAACTTTCTGCACAACATCTATTCCACTCCGGGACGGCGCTTATGAACTTATTTGTAGTCTTGGATTCAAACCGTCAATTGATACCGACAGGGCGCGTGTAAACGGAAAAGATTGTGGGGAAGTTTATCGTATTCAATTCTGGGCATATTCTGATGTTCCTATTTTTTATCTTGAGAGAAAGCGCACAAGACAAAAGCCACCACCTACAAAAAAAACAAGAGCTGCGTTTCGGCAAATTATCGCAATAGAACCATGCAAATCAATACCTGTAAAATGTATTTGCGTTGATAGTCCATCTCGATTGTTCCTTGCGGGCAAATCAATGATCCCAACACATAATTCTCAATCACTGGCCTGCGTGGGGAGCTACGAAACCCTAGCGTTAGATTCGACCGGAACCGAAGTGAACGAAGTGTATTGCGCAGCCACAAAATCCGAGCAGGCAAAAATAGTTTTTGAGGAAACTGTTGCTATGCTCGACGCTTGCAAAATGTTCGCCGGGAAATATACGGTCGCCTATGGCCGCATACGGCACAAGAAGACCGGCTCTATCATGCGGGCGCTGTCGGAAGAGGATCGGAAGACCGGGGACGGATTAAACGTACAGTGCGGAATTATTGACGAATATCACGCCCACGATACGAGCGAAATATACGACGTGATCGACTCTGGCATGGGGGCGCGGGCGCAACCGCTGCTCGCAATTATTACCACGGCTGGATTTAATCTATCGAATCCTTGCTTCCGGGTGGAATACGATCTTGTTTCAAAGATTTTAAATCCGGATATACAGGTAAGCATTGAATCCTATTTCGTGATGATAAACGAGCTTGACAAGAACGACACCGGGGAGGACATCGAGGTCGAAGGCCGGAAGGTGGCGCCGGGGGAGCTGGTTGACAACATAAAAGACGAAAAAATATGGGAGAAAGCGAATCCCATCATCTGTTCCTACCCGGAGGGGCGCGATTATCTACGAAAAAAGCTACAGGAAGCCCTTGAGGCGCCCGAAAAGATGCGGAATTTCCTCACAAAGCACATGGATATATGGGTAAACCAGCGCGAAAACGGGTATATGAACGTGCAAAAATGGGCGGCGTGCGGGTCTGGCGCCCTGCAGGACAGCGATTTTTCCGGCCAAAATGTGTACGTAGGCCTTGATTTGTCGGCTAAAATCGACCTGACTTCAGTGGGTTTTGAGATAAAACTTGACGAAAAGTATATAGTTTTCTCACATTCCTTCATGCCGGAGGCAACTTTGCGGGTCAAAGAGAAGACCGACAAGGTTCCCTATGCCCTATGGGTGCGGGATGGTTGGATCACCCTGACACCCGGGGAGGTTGTAGACTATCGCATGGTCATATCCTATGCCAAGGAGCGGATCAAGGCGGCTGGCTGGCGCGTGGCAGAGTGGTGCTTCGACCCGTGGGGAGCGACGCAGGTTTCCAGCGACTTGATCGAGGAAGGGGAGACTGTTGTAGAGATCATCCAAGGTATCAAGACGCTTTCAGAGCCGACAAAGGATTTTCGTGAGATGGTTTATCAGGGGCGCGTGGTGCATGAAAATAATCCTGTACTATCATGGGCAATCAGCAACGCCGTCGCCGATGAAATCGACAGGAACAAAAATATAATCCTTAACAAAAAGAAAAGCAAAGAACGAATCGACCCTATCGCTGCAATAATAAATTGCCATGTCAGGTGCATGGTCGGGACAGTGCCGGGTGTGGGGCGGGTGTTTTTTGCTTGAGCCGAGAGTATTATTAAATAGTGAAAAATAATATTGACAATAATGATGATAATGATTATATTGTTAAATGGTGGGTATGGTAAGGTCAGGAGGGCTCGGCTGGATTCGGCGCGTTGCGGAGTGTTCCGGCAAGGTTTCGCAGGTAAGGTGTGGTGGGGTATGGTGGGGTGGGGTACGGTCTGGTCAGGTTTGGTTTCGCAGGTACGGTGAGGTAAGGTGCGGTGAGGTAAGGTGCGGTGAGGTAGGTTGGGTACGGTTCCGCAGGTGGGGTGGGGTACGGTCGGGTGAGGTGCGGTCTGGTGAGGTTCCGCAGGTGAGGTATGGTTTCGCAGGTAAGGTGGGGTAAGGTGCGGTGAGGTGGGTTGGGTAGGTTGTGGTACGGTTCCGCAGGTGAGGTATGGTGCGGTGCGGTCGGGTCTGGTGAGGTTCCGCAGGATCAACAAGAAAGGAGGATATTGACACAAAAGAGTTAGTAAACAACTATCCTAATCATGGGCAACAGCCCAAAACAAAAAGGATTTACAGATGAACGCAGCAACTGAAAAGTCAGTCACGATCAAAGCGCCGAAGTTTGAAAGAG